ATCCAAAGAATTTGTGCCTTAGTTACATCTAATGTAATTCCAGAAACACCAGTTCCATATAACTTATCAATATTCCAATTTGATTGGGAAATTCTTGTTTCTGTTCCTAATGATAAACTTCTCTCTACAAAATATGCAGTAGTTCCATCAACCTCAAAATATATTCCATTATCAGCACCAAAATAACCAACTCTTTGCCTTAGATTTTCTTTTGGTGGATTCAGCACAAAAGTATTCATAGTCAGTAAAGACTTTCCTGGTTGATATGAAAATACCTTTGTGGTTTCTCTGATAACTGATGCGGTACTTCCAACACCCACAGTCATATTGACCAAACCTGCCGTTGTTGCAAATCCAATAGTAGAAGCAGTTCCTACAACCAAACTGTCCCATAGATTATTATCTCTATATCTGTGAGAAGAATCAAAAAGTGTCAGTGGATTTGATACTCTCGTTCTTCCAAAAGCATCAGCATTTGCTGGTAGAACATCTACTGGAAACCGATTAAATCTATCTACAATTTTACCATCTCTGGTTGCAACACCATTAACCTCAAAAAGACTTCTTTCTTGATTTAAGTAGTCTTGAGTTTGTATATTCCACTGAGCCATTTATCAATCAATCCATTCTAATTTTGATGGGTGGTATCTGCTTGTTTTTTTGATGTTGCAGTTCTTTTCTACAATCGGATAAATCTGATGAACAATTGCTCCTGGATATTCTGCTTGCAATTCTTCACCTAAAGATTGTTTTGATGGAATACCATTTTGAGTGGTTAATTCCATCCGATAAAGACTTCCATTCCACAGAACATCCGCAACATATCCTTCACCAACCGATTGTTGCTCTGGTTGAGAAGAATTGATGTAAAGATTTCCGTTAAAATCTCCAGAAATATTTACAGATTCTGAGATGAACTGTCTAAAGGATTTCATTCTTCTTCTGCGGTTTCGCTATTAAACATTGTGTTTGCTACTGCAGGGCGAAAATCATCGACTTTTTCTGCTGCTTTTGCAAATAAAAGGTCTTTAATTTTATCACTAATTTGTGAAGGTGATTCGTCAGTAGCAATCATATCCAGTAAATCGTCCATTGTTAAAATTCCAATCAGTAATCGATTCTATTTATATTTCGCCACCCTTGGGCATTTCTACTGCTTTTGCATTCACTTCAGTTGCTTTTTCTTGAGATCTTAAATCCGGTTCCATCACTGGTTGCCCAAGATCCATTTGAGCAGTTTGATCAAGTGGCAATCCTGTTTGTGGATCGACTGGTTGATTGGGGTCGGGAATTATTCCCTCCTCAATTTCTTTCTTAATAAGATTATCTTGCTCTAAAATTTCAACATCAGTCTGTCTTAGAACCTTTCTTCTTACATAATCTTGAGAAAAATACTTTCCAACGTAAGGTTCTGCAATTTGAACCATACTCAATCTTTCATTAAGTAACTCAGCATCCTTAAGTTCTGCAAAGTGATTATCATATAGAAAGTCATATTGAATATGCTCATCCATCCTATTCCAGTCTTCTGGAGTAATGATGTTTTTGAGAATCAATTGAGTTCTCAACATATCACTAAACATATAAGAAAATCTCTTTCTTAAACGAGCAACAAACTTACTGAACTTGACTTCATCTCTCAAAATTTCCGATGAACGACCGAGGTTGAATCCACCTTCTCCGTCCATTCTTGATGGGGGAACATTTAGTGAACGATAAAGTTTCTTTTTAAAATATTCAATATCAGTAATTTCTCCTAGATTTTGCCCACCTGGAAGTGTAGAAATTTCTGTTCCTCTTCCACCTTCACGGCGAGGAAGCCAGAAGTCCTCAAGCATTGCCATGAATTTTTTATCATCTCTAATTTCTCCAGTGCTTGCATCATAAACTTGCTTATTGCGATATCTCATCATCACATCTCTGAGATATTGCTCTGCTTTTACTTTAGGAAGATTACCAACATCAATGTAGAAAATTCTTCTTTCTGGTGCTCGCGACAAACGATAGATAACCAGAGAGTCTTCAATCATTCTCAACTGGTTGAGTGATTTAATCGCTTTATGGAGATATGAAAGAGTTGACCCCTTATTTCTATCAACAAGTCCTGAAGTGCAATAAGTGACAGAATCTTTTGTCATTCTGACGCCGGAATTTGACCCACCCAAATTTCCTGGAGCAGGAGTTCCTGTTGGATAAGTCATTTTTGGTTCATAAATGAAATATTCTTCAATCTCTGGAAAGTCATAATCCATAGGATTGTCAATATTTCTATTTGAAACTCTATATTTATCGGATTCTTTCTTTTTTGCTTGACGAACATAGCGCATCTTCATTGCATCTATGTATCTCAGTTCTTGAATACCTGCCTCTGGGTTTTTTAGATCAATAACTTTATGGTAATATAATCTACCATCTATATACCAGTTTCTGTATATTTCGTGAGATTTTTTATCAAAATCTAAAAGTTCTAAAATGTGCTTGAATTCTTGTCTGATTTTTTTCTTAATACCATCACTAGCATTAAGGTTATCTAAATCAATCTGAATTGGACTGTCGTTCGTATCTGATACAATTGCCTCATTTACAATATCTTCGATAGCACTATCACACTCAGGGTGAAGAGCCATTTCACGATATCTTTTAATTAGGTCGAATTCTGTACGATATACACCTTCAATATCTACATATGAACCAAAAAAACCACTACTCAAATAATGGTCAACCCCGTCCTCCTTGTTAGGGGGAACGGGGGAAACCACACCAGGAGATAATGATTCATTATCTTCAATCGAAAAACCAAACAGTCTCGCCATAATTTATTTTTTTTTAAGTGTAAATATACACTATTTATTATTCGCCGACTTCACCCTTTGCCGCTGGAGTCCAGTATTGAACCTGGAAAGTAACGGTGAATTCTTCAATTGTATCAGTTGATTCGTATGACAAATCAATAGCAGAAAGAGAAGTTGGGAAAATACTATGGAACTTATAAATTGTTTCTGTAGGCTTGTTTTTGCTTGTCAGCGACAAACCTTGACCTTCCCCTGCACCTTCTCCAGTTGCTCTAATATTGGATGGGGATCTAGTTAGTTGCTTTACATAGGCATCAACCATGTAGTCTCCTGGAGTTGTAAGACCACTGGAATCTCCATATTGTCCGATGGATTGCATCCAATCTTCCATAACTCTTCTGATTGAGAAATTCTCATCATTAATTACTGTAATAGTCCAATCGTCGAAAGTTCTATCACCCGCCACTTTAAAATTTCTTCCTCTAAAAGGAATATCAATCATTCCAATATTTGAAGCTGGGAGCTGTGCTGCCTTACATAAAATAGAAAAGTCATCACCAAGAGTTCCCCCTCCGGGAATGGCACCAGGAATTCTTACTTCAAATAAATTAGGACGAGCGCCGCCACCAATAAGAGTGGATTTAAACTTTTGGATAGTTGATTCAGCCATTTTTTGGTTCCTCCTTGTAGTTGTTTATTAAATCAAACAGTACCAGCAACTTCTTCAAAACTTACCCCTGTTCTGGTAGCAACAAAAGTAAGAGTTACATAGTTAATTGACTTGGCAGGCTTCAGATAAATATCAGCTCTAAATTCATTATTATCAATAACATCTGGAGTGTTATTTGATGAATCGCAGACTACCAGGAATCCATAGAGACCGCGCTTTGCTTGAACATCGCGGAGGTAGGGTTCAACAATGTTTCTAAAGTTTGCTCTGGTGATTTCATCATTCAGTTCAAAGAGTTGTGCCTGAGCAGATCTTTGAAGTGCTTGCTCAACCGTGAGGAAGAGGCGGCGAACATTAATTCTGTCAAATGCAGAAGCATATCCGAGAGCAGTCTTATCGCCAAAGAGAAGAATGCCAATTCCAGGTTGATTTACGATAGAATTAATTCTCAATGGATATAGTTGATCTCTTTGTGCCTTATTTGGATTATATGCAAGTTTGATGGCATTATTCAGAATGCCTCTTTGCTGACCTGCAGGCGAGAACCATGGATATGCAAGAATACTAGTTCTAACCATCAATCCAGCAACGTCTGGGTTGCAAGGAATGTAGCGGAACTTATTGTTGAATCTGTCATAAGTGTACTTATAACCAGAATCAAATACTGCATAAGATGAAGAAGAAAGTGGTGAGAAGAACTCTAGAACATTATCAGTTTGAGTGTCAGGATTAGTGATATCAACAACATCGGTGCGATGTGGTGAAATTGCTGCAATACAATCCTTTCTATTATTTGCAATAGAAATTAGGTGGTTTGCTTTTGCCTGAGATTCGAATTTATTTGATAGACCAGGACCCATGATTAAATAATCAACTTCAATCTCATCCTTATTCGAGAATAGGTTATATGCAGAGAAAAGATCGCCCAAAGTTGCTGCCATTCCGCCACTATTGGAATAATCTTTTCCTCCACTTAGTGTATAAGTTACATTTCCAAGAGCACTGTATGTCTTATCTTGAGCATCTCTGTTCCAAAGACCTTGTGCATTTGTAAATTCAGTGAAGGCGGTTGAGAATCCAGTAGCAACTACGGGTTCGTTTGCATTTAATTCATCTGAAGGATTGTCACCTACATAAACATAATTTGAATAAACTGCGAGATAATCTTTCCACCAAATTTTTTGTGGAGAATTTACTGCAGAAACTGCATCAGTTGCTTTAGATAGATTTAAGTGCTTTTCGAGAAGATTTCCTTGAATACCGGTAACTGTTCCTAAATCATCAACAATTACAATGTGAATTTCATCACTCTTACCATTTCTGTTCACCGCATACTGTGAAGTTAATGGTTTTGGAGCAATAGAATTCCAGTAAATTGCAGTATTTGATAGTTGTAGTGTTTGTTGGTCGTACCAATCCTGAATTGGATTTGTTCCAGTATTGATAGTTGCTGAAGTTGTTGCAACTCCTGCACTTGTAATTAAACTAACAGTTAAATTACCACCACCAGTAGATGGTTTAAATGATCTTAGTTGTGACTTTTGTGCATATGTAACTTCAGTCTCAACACCTGCAGTGGATACAATAGAGTTGATTTTAACATCAACTGTACTAACACCAATACCGGTAATAATTCCCTTCAGATATCCATTAAATACTGAAGTTGTTCCAACACCTGCAGATGGAACATTTGTGAGTGTTGTTGTAACACCCATACCGACAGATGCCGCTGAAGTAAATCCAGAACCCACGGTAAGAATTTGGTCTGCTTTATCATCAATTACACAAACTTTCAGATTGTTTGCCCATGAACCTGGATTCTTAGCAGCAAAGATATAGTTTGCAATATCGTCAGAATAATTTGCTTCGTAATCGTCAAAATTCTTGATTTTTAGTAAAGGTTCTCCTGCTGTTGAAACTCCAGCAGCATTTCTAATTGCATTAGCGTTAACTAAATTGTCGCCATTAACTCTAGCAACTTTAAGAACACCGCCATATGAAAGGAATGAAGATGCGCTCATCCAATATTCATATTGGGAATCTGTGGAAAGTGGTTTTCCAAAGATGTTAAGTAAATCTTTTTCTGTAGTGATATCAATTGCTTCATCAACAGGACCAACTGCAAAAGGACCCGCAATTGCTCCAATGTTATCTAGTACATTATCAGCTCTCCCTACAGTTAAATCAACTTCTCTGACGAGTACGCCTGGAGATAATTGAGGAGTCGCCATGTTTTTCTCCGTAAATCTCAGTTTAACTAAAAATTATTTATTAAAAAGTTACTTTACGTGGAAGGAAACACGACGTGAATATCTACCAATCAGGATATTCTGCTTCCGAATGGCGTGGATTAGATTTTCTTAAATTAACTATTCTTTTAATTGTACACTCTTTGCACTCATAGGAATAAGAAGATGCTACGGGTCCTCTGTCTTTACGTGTTCTATAAAACTCACCAACTAAATTTTTCATTTCACCGCAAGTTCTGCACTTTCTGTCTGTTAGTAATAAGTGTCCTAATCTTATCTGCTTATCAATATCCATTATGATAGATATTCCCACATATATGCACGATCTCCATATTCATCAAGAAACCACCTATCCCCATCATTATCAACAAAACTACTTTCATCTAGACCATCGGCAACAAACCCAAATGGTGCCATATCTTGTTCTATCTGATTTTTTTGTTCTTCATATAAACGCTTTCTAACGTCTTGGTCGGTAAGTTCTTTGAAATAATCTTGGGCAACTAACCAAGCGTAAATTACAAGGCACATTGCCAAGTCGTCGTTACAACCTTCTTCGGCTTCAAATGAATTATGTTTTTGAATGAAGGTCGTCAACTCACTCATTATTTCATAATCCTTAAAAATAAGTTTATTCTCTTCAATCATTGTTTTCAAGTTAAGACATCCAACCTTTTTGACAGTTTTGGACATTTTTACACCTAACTGAGTTTTTTTCCCAGAAAACCCTTGTCCAACAATTTGTCCAGCTCTACCTCTCATTGAACACATTAAAAGATTATTGTATTCCAAATCATAATGAATAATTGATGCTACTTGATCGCCAACATCATTTACTTCACATAAGATGTATGCGTTATTATAATTTTTTGCTACATCAACAACAATACTTGGAAATAACATTGGTTTAATTTCATTGTTTCTATACTTTGCAACTACTTGATGTGGAAACGTTGTAATGTCAACTACAGTGAATGCTGAATAATCATTTCCAACCCCCCTAGCAACGTCTACAGTAATCAAGTAGTCATGATTGTCTATAGAATCCTCATGAACATCTAAACCACCGCTCCTGGTCCTTGGGTGGTCATATACGAGGGCCCTGAGTTTACTAGGTGCAATGAGAGTATCAACAGATCCCAAAAACTCACATTCAAACTCAACTTTAAATTGTTGTTCGGATGTGTTTGCGATGGTTTGTTTCTTCCATTCCTCATCTCTTCCAGGAACTTCAGACCAATGAACATCTGTAAATACATATTCATTTTTACCTTTTTCTGCATCATGCCACATTCGGTAG